TCCGTTTTGGGGAGAAGCAACGGAAGAATTCAATGATCCTACACCATTAAGCGAGGATATAAACTGGAAGTTGGAAATTGTATTGCCTTGCAGGCAGGGGATAAGAACGAAGTCTATGACAGAATTACTGTTCTGCATGCTGCGGAGCGGGCGTTGATAGCAGTGAAAATGTCGAATTCAAATTCAGTGAGGAAGAAGATGGATAAATCAGTATTAGTGATAGAAACACCAGAGAATTGCTATGATTGTCCAATTGGTCAAGATTGTAGCAATATATTGGAAACAAGCCTCTTTTGCCTGGGTGCAGGAAAATGCGTGATCGATAAAGAAGCGGCAACAATTCCTAATTGGTGTCCGCTGAAGCCATTACCGGAACGCCATATAGCTCCGAAAACTGCAACAGGGTATGAAATTGGTTATGAAGATGGATGGAACGAGTGCTTAGAGAAAATAATGAGAGGTGAACGATTTGAGAAGCTTGGAAAAAATATTGGGGAATCAGTGTATTCGGAATCACAAAGTAATACCCCCGACGCATATGGCAGAGATTGAACTTCCAGAGTGTGGTACATGCAAACTGATATGGGAATGCACGAATGGCTATGAATATGTAGCGGTTTCGCCACAAGATCCCGGCTCACAAAATAAATACCTTTATCCAATGTGGAACGATATGTGTGTATTAAAGGATATTTTCTTTGGCGATGAAGAAGTGAAATATAAGTACAGTTCAAAGAAGTTTCGGTATGTGAATGGTGTTGAAGGGTGGATGTATTTATGGAGGCCAATAGGGTATGAAATTGATGAATTAATAAAGAGAGTGATGAATTTATAAAGAGAGAAGGTGAATAAATGAGAAGTGCATTATTTTATATCGCAGGAGCTACTACAGTAGGAGCGTTTTTTACATTATGGTGCGCGGTAGCAGTACAAAGAGTGAGAAAAGAGAGTGAAGCATCCAAGTACGGAGAACTTTGTGCGAGGATCCAGAAACAGATTGATGAAACAAGAATGAGGATTTCTTCTGTGAAAATGCAGCTTCATATAGCAGATCATGCTCTGGATCAGGCATTGCTTCAGTGGAAGTATGAGTATTTGATGAAACAGGAACAATGGCTTGTCGAACTGATGTGCGGAAAAATAGAAGAAGAAAAGCAGGAGGAAAAGCAATGAAATGTAGTATTAGCACATATTACAAAATTTTAGACGCAGAGCTGTATGACTTTGATGATGGCTATATGCAGCTGAATGTCGATATTGATACAAAAAACATCGATCTTGAAGAATATGTGAGCATGCAGAAAAAGAGCATTGCGGATATGTGCAATGTGCCGGAAGAAAAGGTAATTCCAATATCTCGATTAGAGTATGAAACATATACAGACGAGTAAAGAAAGGAAGCCCATATGTACAGTAAATGCCAGAAGTGCGGAAAGAAACTGACGGATCCCGAAAGCATCAAAAGGGGATATGGACCGGAATGTTGGAACAGCCTGACTGCACATTATTACCGAAAC